GCAGAAGACCATCACAGCAGAGCACTCTTACTAGAATCACATGTACTATGCCCATCATACAATTGGTGGGCATAGTCTGTCTTCACACATCACATCATTCATAGGAGAGTATCATGTCATTACTTATTGCACCGACATTATTGGATAGCTACGACTGGCTCATGAAGTGTCCTCCAAGTTGGAGAGAGAAAGCACTCAACGACATCACAGGAACGTTGAGCAGACAGCCGTGGAAGCCGACTCCTGCCATGGAAGCAGGGACAGCTTTTGAACAGCACGTGTATGAAGATGTGTTCAAGGACTTGAGCACGCTTACATATTCCGACAATTACATGAAAGTCCTCAGACGCTTGCAGGGATTCTTCTTTCAGCAGAAGGTCAGCTTCACCATCATAGTCGATAAAATTGAGTACTACATCGGTGGTGTCATTGACTGTCTTAAGAAGACAGAGCCAAAAGAGATTGTAGATATCAAGACAACAGCCAACTTCAAAGGTGACAGCCAGTATCTCACAAAATGGCAACACCGTGTATATCCACTTGCGACACTGATTCCAGATTTCACATATCTAATATGCGAATGGCTTGACGAAGAATGCAACAAATTGAAGGATGTCCATGAGGTTCATTTTCATGTGGACAGCTTTGACACCGTACGTGATGAGCTTTCAACACAAATTAGAAAGTTCATATCTTTTATAGAGTCCGACAAGACTCTGTGCGACTTCTATTACACGACATACAATAAGTACAACAAATCAAAGAAGGTGTGACACCATGGGCGTATCAGCATATCAAATATCTGAGTTCGCTTCATTCTTCAAAGGTTCTGAAACAGGGTACGGACAACATACGTACAACTTTCAGGATGGCGCGAAGGAGAAAGGCGATAATAGAACGGTAAAAGATAAGCTCGTCACACAGGAATTGTACCAAGCTCACCTTGATGGAAAGTTGGGCTTGGGAGTTGTGCCTGTAAATAAAGAAGGCGAGTGCAGATTCACGGTTATTGACATTGACATTTATGACACAAGTCTTGACATATTCATACAAGCTATAGAACGCAATAACTTTCCTCTCGTACCTTTCAAGTCCAAATCAGGTGGATTGCATATCTACATGTTCCTGAAAGAGTGGACACAGGCGAAGGATGCGATAGAGGCAACACGCAAGATGGCTTCAGTCCTCATGATGGATGTGTTTGTTAAGAAACAGCGCAACGTTCTTATTGAGATATTTCCGAAGCAAGCACGTGTGCAAGCTGGAAGCGTTGGCAACTGGATAAATCTTCCGTACTACAATGCGGAGAACACACGGCAAGCGGCGATTATCGAAGGACACTCGGCTACACTTGAGGAAGCATTGCTGTACATCAAGAGCAAGGTGAAGACAATTGAGGAAGTACTGTCTTTCATCAATCAACTGCCGTACAGTGATGCTCCACCATGCTTGCAGACAATCTGGCTGTTGAACGCCGTTGGTGAGAACGAAGGTCGAAACAACTATCTGTTCTCATTCGGTGCTTACTTGAAGAAGAAGAACGAGGCGTTCTTTGAGCAGTACCTATATGAAGTGAACAACTCGATGAAAGCTCCTGTAACAAACAACGAGCTAGAATTGACCGTCATAAACTCATTGAGAAAGAAAGACTACAACTACAGATGCAAGGAGTTTCCATGTGTTGAGTACTGCAACAAAACAGAATGCAAGATGCGAGAGTTTGGTGTAGGAAAGACAGACGGATACTTCTCAAACCTAGAGTATGGACAACTCACACAATACAAGCAAGACGTGCCGTACTATGAGTGGCTCGTCCGTGCACAGGGTGACACTGAATGGAAATGCCTACGGTTCAAGAATGAGATGGAGATAATACATCAGGATACTTTTCAGCAGTTGTGTTTCCGTGAGCTGTACGTCTTACCTCCGAAGCTCAAGGTCGAGTCGTGGGCGAAGTTGGTGCGTGACGCTCTTGTTGACATAAAGATTATTGCAATCGAGATGACGTTCGATACGTCACCAATATCCATCTTGAAGTCTTTGATATGTGATTTCATCACTGGACGTGCGCCAGCAGTCACACTTGAAGGTGTGAACCAGAAGCGTGTGTTCTTTGATGACAAAGCATCGAGATATCTGTTCAAGCCAAGAGACCTGACGGACTTCGTGTTCATCACGAAACAATTCAAGCATTATCAGCCAGCAGAAATGCACTCAAAAATGAGAGACTTTGGATGCTATGATGTGCGTGTGCGTATCGGAACTGGTGACAAGGCGAAGCAATACAGGCTGTATGCAATAGACCAGATAGCTTACGCAAAGAATCTGCAAGAGAATGAGGATATGGTGGACATCGAAGGTGCTGTGAAAGAACTTGAAGCGGCAGATGCGGCTGGATTGAAGGAGAATGCATATTGAAACAGACAATCATATACGGAGGGCCAGGTTGTGGCAAGACTTGGTATCTATTGAACCTTCTCGAAAAACTTCTTGAGGACTACAAACCATCAGAGATAGCTTTCGTGTCGTTCACCAAGAAGGGTGCTTATGAAGGTCGCACACGTGCGATGGAGAGATTTGGATATGCAAGTGAGGAGTTTCCTTATTTTAGAACACTGCACTCGATAGCATATGCACAGGCTCAACTTGCACGTGACGATATTATGGGTCGCAAGCAGTACAAACAATTCTCAGACCTCATGAACATGAACTTCACAGGATACTACACTGAGGATTTCAACAGTGATGATGATAAGTATCTGTTCTATTACTTCCTACGCAAGAACAATCCAAAAGCGGCTGAGAGCTGTGCGCTTGACATCAACATGCGTTCATTTGAAGTCGTGGCGAAGAGCTATGATGCGTACAAGGCACGCCATGGGTATGCTGATTTCACCGACATGATTTCATTCTTTGTTGAATCTGGACAGCCAGTGCCAGTGAAGATTGCAATCATTGACGAGGCTCAGGACTTGACCACGTTGCAGTGGAATATGTGTGAGATTGCGTTCGGTGAGTGTGACCATGTGTACATCGCAGGTGATGATGACCAAGCAATATATGAGTGGAACGGTGCAGACGTTGAGCACTTCTTGAATCTTGATGGCAATAAAGTGGTGCTTGAGAAGAGCAATCGTATGCCCTCAAACATCCTGAACTTCTCGACACGTATAACTGACATGATGAGTCAACGTGTGGAAAAGAAGTTCGCTCCAAACATGTCGGGTGGCTTGGTATACTTCCACAACAGCATTGAAGACGTTGAGATTGATGCAACGTCATCTTATTACTTCCTGTCACGCAACAATCTGTATCTCAAGCAGTACAGGGAAATGCTACGGAAAAGAGGCTTTGCTTATGTTGACAAAACAGAACATTCTGTTGATGAAAAAGTCATCAGGGCAATCAATGCATATGAGCAGATGCGTAAGACAGGAAGCTATAAGAGTGAGGTAGACAGACTCGTGACAGCACATTTTCTACGCAATGACATGGGCAGCGCCGAGCCTTGGTACAAACGATTCAATCTTGATATTGATGATGCAAACTATTATAGAGACTTGATTGCACACAGACCGAATGTGTATGACAGGCGGCTCATGATAAACACCATACATGGTGTGAAGGGTGGCGAGGCAGACAAAGTGGTCGTCATGCTTGACGTGACCAAGAACGTACGTGACAACTATCTAAAGCACGAGGATTCGGAGCTTAGATGTTTGTATGTCGCTTGCACACGAGCCAAGAAGGAACTGCATATTGTGCATAGCAATTCAAATTATGGCTATGATAACTATATGGACGTAGAGAGCTTCGCTGAATTTCAGCGACCGAAGATAACTTATCAGGAGGAGATTGTGTATGAATGACAAGGTGAATGCAACGCACGAGATGGTGCGGAGAGCCTATGCCGTGGATTGGTTCAGGAATGAAATGTCCAAGAAGCTGACAAAGCGCATTGAGCGTGGTGATTGGACAGCACGTAGTATTGAAGGATTGAACGGCATGATGCATGAAGAAATTGGAGAGCTTCAGGACGAGCTTATGAATCCAAACAGGGATATTGAGTGCCTTACACGCATAATTGAAGAGTGTGTGGATGTCGCCAACTATGCCATGATGCAAGCTGATGTGGCACGCAAAAAGATTAAGGAGATGAAAGATGAAAATTCAAGAATTTCGAGATAAGCTTATTGTGCTGGAAGGTAAGGCTTATAAGGAGCTGGCACGTGTGCAAGCACTGAAGAAGGCTCTTGACAAGATGATTGAGGATGAGAAACAGCTTACACTCGGTCTTGATGAGGATAAACGTGAGCCTGAGAAGCAGGGAAAGACGTTCCTATAGTCATTATCGAATCAATGATTTGTAGTGGCTGTAGTCAGGACATATAAGTATGCCACCCATAGCTACTTAGTTCGACAATCAATAATCTGGCATGACTGAAAAAGGTCAGTTTCGGAGGAATCATGGAAGACATCAGAAGGAAGTGTGGACTGTGCGGCAAAGTGTTCACGCCTTACAGAAACAATCAGAAGTACTGCTCAGAAAAATGCAGGGACATTGTGTTTAAGAATTACAAGCAACGCACGAAAAGACCGATTGAAGACCATGTGTGTGAGCAGTGTGGCGTGACGTTCAGCACAAGCATCAGCAACAAGAGATTCTGTTCACACACATGCTACGAGCTTGCAAAAGCAGGTGGTATCTACTACACCAGAATCGAGCCAACAGTACGCAAGTGTTTGCATTGTGGTGCTGAGTTTGAATCGGCGCACGGCTTGCAGAGATACTGTAGCCACAAATGCTACATCGAAGCGGCGAGCTTACGCAACGCACTGAGGGACAAGAAGAATGGCTAAATACAAAGACGTAAGCAAATCGAAGATACTCTGTGTGGACATAGAAACGTATGACCCAGGGATTTCCGATGACTTAGGGCCAGGCGTGTACCGCAATGATGGCTATATTCTTGGCGTGGCAATTGCAGATGATGCTGGCTTCGCAGAATACTACAACATTGGGCACAATGACTGCACGGCGAAAGAACGAGAGCAGAACGTTGAATACTTGCGCTACGTGCTTGCAATGCCCATGCCGAAGCTCGGAGCGAACATCACGTATGATGTGGATTGGTTGGAGAACTGGAAAGGCGATACGGCTAAGTTCGCATGGCGTGGCAAGGGCTTGTGTCTGAAGGTCAACGGAGACCTGTATGACATACAGGTTGCAGAGCCGTTATTGGACGAGAATCAGGGGCAGTACAGCTTGGACTTCCAAGCGCATAAGTATCTCGGTAAGGGAAAATTCAAGACTGAGATTGATGAGTATTGTGCACAGAACGGCTGGACTGGTGATGCACGGAAATGGCTGTGGAAAATGCCATACTTCCTTGTATACAAATATGCACTCGATGATGTACGAGAGCCGCTTGCAATCTTTGATATCCAGTGGAAGCTCATGGAGGAACAGGACTTGATTCCATTGTTCAAAATGGAGACAGACCTATTGCGTGCCAAGCTCCACATGCAGATGACTGGAACGCCTGTCGATGCATCAGTGCGTGATGTAAACTCGTACCTTGCCACATGTAGAAAGGAAGAGTGCGAGATTGCGTTCGAACGTGAGCATGGCAAGATAAACCTGAACAGCCCTAAGCAACTCAAGGAATTGTTTGACAGGCTTGGTATCCAGCATCCGTACAAATTCACGTATACAAATAACCGTGGCAAGGAAGTCGAGGAAATTGTATCCTACGAGGAAGCTCAAGATATCATGGAGTGCATCAAGGAAGGCACGATGTCGGATACTCTTCTTGACATAACTGGTGGGCGGCACAAGGCTCTAGGAACGTGCAGACCGACAATAGGAAAGGACTTCTTTGAAGCGATTGATAAGAACTTTGGTGACGATGAAGATGTTGAAATGAACAAGATGCTCAAGGACATACTGTTCATACGCAAAGCCAACAAGATGATTGGCACGTTCTTGCAAGGCTCGTTGAAGAAGACCATGTGTCCTGATGGCAGAATCCACCCGACAATACACACGATGAAGACCGATGACTATGGCACACGCTCTGGACGTTTCAGCATGAGCAATCCAAATCTACAACAAATTCCATCCACTGGACGTGACAAGTATTGGGGCAAGCTGTGTCGTGAGCCGTTCAAACCTTTGCCGAATTGTTGGTGGGTGAAGCTCGATTACTCACAGGTCGAGTACCGATGTCTTGCGCACTATGCGAGTGGCACAGGAAGTAGGGAGCTCGTGGACACGTACAACAATGACCCGCACACAGACTACCACCAATATATCATGAACCTCACAGGACTCGGAAGAAGCTCTGCAAAGAATATGAACTTCGGTTGTATGTATGGCATGGGACGAAAAAAGATGTCAAGACTGTTTGGTTGGGCGAAGGACTATGCGGAAGCGATGCTGTCCGTATACCATGAGAACGCTCCATATGTGAAGATGACCATGAACAGCGTTGGTGACGTTGCAAAGTCAAGAGGATACATCAGGACACTTGCTGGTCGGCGTTCAAGGCTCATAGATCGAGACAAGACGTACATCATGATGAACAGACTCATACAAGGCAGTGCCGCTGACATCATGAAGAAAGCGATGGTCGATGTGTACAAGTCCGGTGTCCTTGATACTTTGTCATGGCATTTGACTGTGCATGATGAGCTTGACATATCAGTGCCGAAGACTGCCAAGGGTATCCGTGAAGTGTTCCGTGTCAAGAGCCTGATGGAGAACGCTTACAAGCTACGTGTCCCATTGAAAGCCGAGCTTGAACTTGGAGCAGATTGGGCAAGTGTGAGTGAGATAGACTTCACGGATTTGGACATCACACAGGAGGATTGGCTTGCAGGACTTACAGACGAGAATGTGGAAGAAGAAGTTGGACGAATCATCCAACTGTGCAAAGACATCAAAGCGGAAAAGAAAGCCAAGGCAACGAAATGAAATGATTGCAGAAGGATGGTATACAAGATGGAAAGTTTAGTTGTCACACGGCATTTGTCATTGTACAAGTATCTTGTGAAGATAGGAATGGTGGCTGAAGGCACGCCATGCATGTCATACGCCGATGTGTCGGACGTCATTGGAAAACATGTGTACGGTGTGTTGCCATACAATCTGGCGGCGAAGACGGGCCTGTACACTGAGATACAGATGAGGATACCAAAGGACAAGCACGGACGTGAGCTCAGTGTTGACGAGGTGTCGTTCCTTGCGATAAGACCACGTACATACAGGGTGAGGGAGGTGACACATGCTGGAAAGCAAATTATATGACACAGTGAAAGATAAAGCTACGAGCACCAAGTTCTACCGTGTGGAGAACAAGCTGAACCTAGGGACGCCCGACATGCATTTGGTGAACGTGAGCTGCTCGGGGTGGATGGAGGCCAAGGCTGTGATGGTCACGGCGAAGCGTACTGGTCTTGTGAAGATTCCGTTCAGGCCAGCACAGTACGCATGGCTCAGGAGCTACTATCGCAAAGGTGGCTTGTCGGTGCTTGGGATGGTGACTGACTTGGGATTCTTCTTCGCTGTCAATGAGAGCATACAGGAGGAGTATGACAGGTCTGACTTCCACAGGGCTCTTGCAGGACTTGTGAGTCCACTGAGATATGTGGCGGTTGAAGACTTGGATGATTTCTTTGTACAGCTAAGAGCCCCCTCTTAAGGGGGCTCTTTTTATTACTTTAGAAACACTTTATCAACTACTATGTATGTGACAGTTGCTCCTGCAACACAGAACAGGATGTTATTCAGCACTTTGTATACTGCTAACTTCCTTTCCATATTTTGCAATCCAATCTGCAAATCGTTTGTTATTTTCTGCAAGCTTATCGATATCTTCCCCTGCTCCACTTGTATTATCTCGAAGTTTGTCAAACTCTGCTCTCTCTTTGTCCAATTGCTTTGCAATACTTGCAAGTCGCTCTTTATCACCTGTTGAGATATCTCGAAGTTTGCTAAGCTCTTCTCGTAGAGCGTCTGCCTGTCGTTCAAGCTCGATGTAGTCTGCACGTAGCTTTGCAATATCTGCTTTAGCTCCTCTAAGGGTGATAGTCCTTCCGAGTACAGCACCGAGGATAAGAGCAAAAGGATACAGAATATACTTAAAATTCTTTTTAATCCAGTTCCACGCATTTATTAACCACCTTTTCATTTGTATCACTCCTTGAGTGTTTTAGACCAGTGTTCTGGCAACGTGAGTGCGAACGCTGTTCCTGAGTAAAATAAAAGACCGTAGAATATACTTTCAATAAGGTCTGATGCTGGTATGTTTTTGCCAGTGCTGGCCATAATGCAGACAAATATTGCTATGACCATTGCAACAAACAGTGATACAAATCCAGCAACTCTTTTTGAGCTAGTATCACCTACAGGGTCTTGCAACATGCTATTCTTTGGAGCATCACTTTCTTTAATATTCATCACACACCTCTAGTCAATGCATTCATTGAGATATTTGTCGATATCATGCTTCGCCTCAGTAACATTGCCATTAGCAACACCTGTCTGAAGCGCATCTATGATACTTCGTAACGCTCTGAATATAATCCTGTTCTCTTGGATACGCTTTGCAGAATTAATCTGCATCAAGGCTATGGTATCACCAGTTGATTGCAATGTGATAAGCGCACTGTTCACACGACAGAAGAATCCGTTAACACGCTTAACAAATAGTGTACCTACAAACATCACTATTCCTCCTCCTGCAACAACTGCTACTCCTGTACACACGTCTACAACAACCTGATTCATACAAGCAACCTCCTATTTTATAGCCATCTGTCGGCTACCTAGTGTGTCCCTTTGGTAGTGTACTCCGACTTCATGTAAAAACGCATCACCAGTGAATGCATCACCTGTAGGACGAGAGAGCGCAAACAAGAACACTGCACCAATCTTCAATGCCTTTGCAGTACCGTCAATGAATACATTCGCACTCACATACTGGTTCTTATTTACCACACCTGAACCTTCCTGCTGGAATGTAAGTGTCTCCTCAGCACCAAATACACCATTCATGTTTGCATAGGTGTACTTCATCACCCAGTCACAACGACCTGTGTTCGTTGAAGACGGAGACCAGTGCAGGTGCACTTCCAAATCGGAGCCTTCCTTGTATGTGTGTGGAATCTCAAACGAGCCATACACTATATCTGACGCAAGATTCTCAAAGGCCACACCTTGAATACTGTCTTGGAACGTGTTATATGCTGGTGGAGTTGCACCTGCTCTCAAATTTATAGCACGTATCACAATATCATCATATGCACATGCATCACCAACAGCCTTTGCAAACCCAGTGGACTCAAACTCGGTATAGTTCGTACCGTCACCTATCTGTCCACCAGCCTTGCGAAACAGCATCTGCATAAGCTTTGAGATATTGTCCAGTACGAATTGATACACTTCCATCATATACCTCTTATGATAATTCCTGCTGTGATACCCAAAACATCAGCCACCAAATCTCCCCACGACCAATAGTTCCCTTTCTGCCTACTATCGTACCATTCCTTTCCAATGCCAAATGCTAGAGCAGTCAGGTATCCTAGATGGATGTTCTTGGTGAATGCCGTGACACCCACCAAGATTGCGAAGGAGCAGAGGAAATGGAGTTGCTTGTCAATTGGAATCTTCATATACTTCCACCACTTCCTGTTTATCAGCATCCCATAGATATTTGTCACCAAGCACCGCTTTGACCACATCGTCCGTAAGTTGTCCCTTGCTGGCAAAACTCAGTATCATGTCACGCCGTATCCGTAGTTCTTCGTCCATTATTGTGCCACCCGTATCGCATCCCTCAGCGGTTCTCGACCAAGCTTATCCATACAACACATCCCGTGCCTGTCGCGCCTCCGCATACGTCTGTGGGGTATGCAACCGCTTTGCAAAATCGAGCATTGTCTCATAGTTGTCCGCACTCAAAATGCCACTGCGATACTGCAATTTGAGCTGGTACATATCTGCGGTATACTCAATTCTTGGTTCATCACCATCGATTTTGTTCTCAACGATGTTGTCATAGAGTGTTATAATCACGTCCGTCTTTATTCGTTGTGCCGTGTAGAGTTCAGGCTGTTGCGAAAGATTTACTGTTTTCACGTTGTATCTCCTTGATTTGCTTTATATTTATGAAAGGCAACACGAACCTCTGCATAAAATTATATGAATCACAATGTTTAGTGATTCCCAAATAGCTTGTTACGGCTTGCGCTTGAGACAGGGTAGGAGGATTGTCTATTCTCTTGACTCTCCTATGAATTCTGTACGCAGTAGATTTTCTTATAATCGTGTGGGTGTGAAACATTCTATACCCCAGAAAATCCACCCCTCTAGCCACAACCTTAAATACTTGCCATGTGTGTTTTATTTTTAAATTCTTCTTGGTCAGAATGGCTTCCAATTGTTTCCTTACCTTGTGAAGTGATTTTTTATTTGGGGAGAATAAAACCATATCATCAATATATCGTACATAGTGATTGACACCGAGTTCTTGAACAACATACCAGTCAACGCCAGCAAGAAACAAATTTGCAAACCATTGAGAAGTATAGTTTCCTATCGGGAGACCCTGTTTATGTGAGTGTACGATTTTCTCAAATAGCCATAAAGTATTGTTGTCGTGTATCTTTCTTTTAAACATAGCCAACAATAGTTCTTGGTCAACTGATTGATAGTATTTTTTCACATCCAACTTATAACAATACTTGGTTTTCTTTCTTGTATTCTTCAACCATCGTTCCACTTTTCTTTTGCCATAATGCAATCCTCTATTTGGTATTGAGCCACAGGAGTTTTGCTGTATGCTGTTCCCCCATTCTTTAGCAAGAGGCAGAACTAATGCCCAATGAATACACTGGTCAGGAAAGAATTGAGGTTTGTGTATTACTCGTTCTTTTTGAGAACTACCGTCTTTGATTATGACTTCTTTGTACGGAGAAGGAACGAATGTCTTTTCCAAAAGCATGGTTTGAATCATCTGTGCATAATAATTTATATCGGTCAAAACCCGTTGCACACCAACTCTCTTTCGCTTCTTTTGTGAAGCCCTGAGAATGGCGTGTTTGATATTATCTATGTCAGTAATCTTTTCCCACACGTGTTTGGTCTTGTGCATCAAACCCCTCTTTCTATTGACTATAGCTTCCCTGCTTTCGCTTCTCAAGCTATCCGTAACGTCATTATTTTTACCAAGTGGTAAGGAATATCATCCAAAATTAAAAGCACATTTTAGAAAGTTGCGAGACCCAATGTTCCAGTTGGAGTTAGAAGGTTCATTGTTACCATTCCAATTGAAGAACCCATCATTAGAACCATTGTTCAAATTACCACCAACATGAAAAATCTCTTGCACGATATCCCTATTAATACCAAAAACATCAATTTCTTTCTTTGGGGGCTGTGCGCCCCCAAACCCCCAAGACTACGGTCTCCCTAAGAGGCGAGACCCAATGCCCCAGTAGGAGAAAGAAGGGACATAGGAACCATACCAAAAGAAGAACCCAACATGAGAACCATTGTACAAAAAACCACCAACAAGAAACACCCCGTACCCTGTAGCATAATAATAGTAATCACATACCCCTGTTGAACTTCCACCTCCTGTCAGTGTTGACGGTATCGCTGGACTCCCCGCGAATTGTCCGCAATAACCGTTTGTCGTTGGGATTTTTGTCGGATGTTCTGTGAAGTTTGCAAGTGTCGGTTGTGTTGCTCCGATTTGTGTATATTTTGTAGGGTCATATGTATAGTACACGGTATCGCCAACATGAAAAATCCCATCGCACCACTCCCAAACATTCCCCCACAGATTATAAATTCCAAAGAACGATACTGGCACTCGTCCATTTGTGCCGATATATCCGCATTCGTTGCCCATCGCCATGAAGTTGGCTTCACTCACAAGTTGTGGAGCGTGCCATAACCTATTGGCTATAGCCGTGGTGAACGTTGCGCCATCAACAGTGATTCTCGTATTCCCAGCACTGTCAAAATCTGTTTCCTTGAGCGTGATGAGCCGTTGTGCAAAAACTGATGTACTGCCTTGTGATGCACCAAGATTTACCCACTCATTCACGTTATACAACGCACCAACCGCATCCGATACAATGACATAGTTTGAAGTAACACTAGCCGTAGTCACTCTGTCAGTATCTGTGTATCGCAAATCACACACGCCTCGACCGAACACCGTCTGTGTATCCCACGATGCTCCTGCAATCAATATCAGGAATTGCAGATAATCACGCAGAGCGATATCACCTTGAGACCAACCAGCGCCAACCGCTTCAGCGTATGGTCTGAGAACGGTGTCCTCACGTTGACTCGTGTAGTATGGGGTTAAAAGTTGGCAATCAAGTTTGTTTTGACCGACCATTTTGGTTGCCTTGTCAGCCCCAACCCACACAAATGCACGCTCTTCACCCGTGGTCTGGTCAACAAACAACGGAGGACAAATCGCACCAGTAGCTTTATGCTTGGCTAGAACAAGATTGTAAAACTCATCAAGATATATATATGCCCTTGGAACTCGAACAGCTATGATGCCCTCAGCATCCAAGAAATCAGGCTCGTCAAGCCAACTTACCACCTGAAAATCAGCGGTGATTTTAGCAGTTCGAATTTCGTTGAATGGAAACTGAAAACGTATGTCAGTTTGTGGATACGGGTCAGCGTTCATCGAACCAGAGTTCACACGTAACGTCCGTCCTGTGTTGTTTAGTGTGCGTGAACCCGTGACCACGGATGGCATACCTTCAAAAAGCGCACCAAGTGGAAGGATACCAGCTTCAATAGCCCAAAGACGAAAATCAAGGGCATCGGTGATACCTTTTAGCGTCTTTACCGTATCAGCGCTCGCTGGTTTGGTCGTACCGCCTGTCGTGAAGTCGTTGATGATGTCGGAGACAGCGACTTTGCTTGTCTTCAATCCTTCAACGTCAGTGCCTACCTCGTTGACTGCATTCTCAATGGTCTCAGATGTGATACCAGAGCCTTCAGCAGGTGAGAACGTGGCATCCTCTGCGTTGTCCTTGATGGACTTTAGGATGGAGCCAACAGTTCCAACGGTATCGTTTAACGTGGCAATAGCATCAGCGTTGCCCTTCACGGTCTCGGTGGTACGTCCAGCACCAGCAATCTCAGCAAGAGCACCCTTGATGGTAATGGCAGTATATCTATTCTCAGAATCAGTGAGGTCGGCTTCCTCAGCCTTGATTTTGATTGAATTGAGGACGGAGCCAGACGTGGCTACACTTGCCTTCAATGTGTCAATAAACCCATCGAGCTCATCAATGGCGTTCTTGAGTGTCACAGCGGAAAGGCCAGATACAGCATTGTCATAGTCTGCGTTCTGAGCATTGAGCTTGATGAGGTTCAATATCGAGCCAGCAACTGAAGAGTTGCTGAGCAACGTGATGAGAGCATCGCTCTTCGTCCAGTAGGACAGAGTGTTGTTCCACACGAGCATTTGGTTCGTAGTGTCTGGTGCATCACCAGCCACATCATACAAGCTGTACACGCCATGTGCATGCACGATATTTACAAGCATGTCGAACGTTGTGACACCATCGACACTCAGCACAAGCCCGACCTGCACGATGGGAGTAGGCTTTGTGGGCTCTACATTGGTCATGCCGCCGGTAGGAGCAAGCCAAAGCTTGTCACCTGCCACCCAAGACTCACCAGCAGGGAACACCGTCTGAGGCACGGCACGCACCAATCCGAATGTGCTGATGCGTCCATTTGTCGCTATGTCATGTGTCGCTATGCCAGCCACGTGCATCTTCGCAACAGTGTCGGCACGAGCNACATCAATCTGAGGCTTCGCACCAGACACGCTTGTCATGTACACCGGAGTTCCGTGCACGATAGGATTAGGTGCACTTCCATCACGGATACAAGCTGTATAGCTGTCCTCACAGAGGTGAAGTATGACACCATCGGAAAGCACGATACTCCACGTGTCAGCATCGGCGTCCCAATAGCATGCGCCTTTCGTTGTAGGTATCACGGCAGGTGGCGTGGTTGACAGGAAAATTTCAGTCATGCTCATGCGC